GTGGATGCCATCAACCTGTTGACCAAACAGTTCAACAAAAACTTAGCAGGGCAGGGCCTCATCAAATCCACGCTGGAGTACTTCCCGACGCAAGAGAAGGGCGCGATAAACTCAACCGCTGCGGGCCTTGCGGACGTTGGTTTATCTCTCTTCAAAATACCGGGCATGGGTTCACAGTCGGACGCCGATGCCGCGCGTTTCGTGCAGGCCAACCAGCCGTCAACGTCAGATTTCGATCTTACCTTTCTCGGTAAGGTGTACAACCTACGCCGCCGCATCGACGCCAAAGCGCGGTCGATGGGCCTAGCGCCCATCAAGTGGGCCGAGCCTGTAGAAATCGCGGCGCAGCAGTATCTCGCCCTCCCAGAGAGCGAGCGCAGCAAGCTGGGCGTCCGTGAAGTAGGCACGTTCAAGGACATACCGCCTGAATTGGACAGCCTTCAGACGGCGGCCCCAGCGCAGGCGGACGCATCCACCGCGCTTCCTGACAACGCCGCGTTTGCCCAACCAATTGAGATGTCGGCGGCCGCGTCCGACGCCGAGAAGAAGAGCATGCCCATCCCGCCAGAGATGCAGGCGGAGATGAACGCTTGGCTTGCGGAACACCCTCGCGGATCTGTGGGCCTGAAGGAATACGCCAACGTCCGCCGCGCTCTTGACGCAAAGTACGGCTTCCGCCCAGACTTGCCTTATGAAGACGATCCTCGCACCGTCGAGTATCTGAAGCAGTACAACGACCCTAAACAGCCCGTGAACGTCACGATACCTCCAGTGACCGTCGATGACACGCGCAACATGTTAGAGCGGGCGGCGGGCACGGCCGTGATGTCCCCAGTCGGCACCGCCGCTGCGACGGGCATCTCGGGCTTAGGTTTGAATGCTGCGGACGCGTTGCTGCCCCAAATGGCGGCACTTCGCGAACTTAACCCTAACGCCGCCATGGCAGGCGACATCCTCGGCTCTATCGGCGGTAGCTCGGCTCTTGCGAAGCTCGGCGGCGCAAGCGCGTCCAAACTGTTAGCCCAAGCACCCGAACTGCAAAAGTACATCACGTCCGGCGGCAAGGGCGCGACCTTCTTGCGCAACCTACTCAGCGACGCCACGCAAGGCGCGGCCTACGGTGCCGCCGTTGAGGGTGATGGCACCACTGGCGCTATATCAGGCGCTGGCGGTACTCTGCTCGGAAAGACCCTCGGCAACGCGGGCGACTTCATCCTGCGCGGCGCGGATCGCGCGCCCACAGTCCAGAAACTGATCGACCGCTACGGTGTGGAAAATCTCACCATTGGCCAGCAACTGGGCGGCGCGCCGAAGTCAATCGAGGACGCGGCCACTTCTATTCCTATCGTGGGTGACGTAATCAACGCACGACGTGGTGAAAGCATCGCCGACCTAAACAAAGCGGCATTCCGTGAAGTTGGCGGCCAGCCTATGGGCTACGGCGACGAGGGTATGGCTGCGCTGAAAGCGGCGCGGGCGAAGGCGTACGACGACGCCGTTGCGGGCAAGCAATTCGACCTGAATGACCCACTGTTCACGCAGGACATGGTTGACGCCCTCGCCACACGCAGCAGGCTGACGGGTGAGTTCGCGGACAAATTCGATCTGGCGGTCAAGAACAGCATCATAAATACACCAATCGGTCGTAGCGGCACCATGTCCGGCTCTGATTACCAGCAGGCGCAGCGCAGCCTTAGCGGGTACAAGGGCGAGACCACGAAGCCCGGTTTCGAGAAAGACTACAGGGACGCCCTTGGCGGCGTCGGCAACGTCTTGCGCGAGACGGTAGAGCGGCAAGATCCCACCCTTGTGCCTCTGCTCCGCGAAGCCGACACGATGTATCGCGGCGAGAAGATACTGGCCGACGCCATAGAGCGCGCGAAGATGGATCCAACGGGCCTCGGTGCCGACGTGTTCACGCCGGGCAACCTCACGCAAGCCGTGTCTGCTAGTGGGCGTAAATACCCCGGCACACCCCCACTGAAGGAGCTTTCGCGGTTGGCGCAGAACGTCATCCCGTCGAAAATGCCAGACAGCGGCACAGCCCGTCGTGCGGCGTTGACCGGATTGGGTCTTGCTGGCGCTGGTGGCGTTGCTGGCGGCGGCCTCGGTTACAACCAAGAAACTGGTCTTTCCGGTGAGGACGCGCTCTACGGCGCGGCCACAACGCTGACCCCACTCGCCCTTCTCAGCCTGTTAGGTTCTCGCGGCGGGCAGCGTGGCTTGTCGAAGTTCATGTTTGATCGCCCCGCTGTCGGCGGCAATATCGCAGACCTCGTCGAGAAGTACACGCCTGATCGGGTGTTGGCTCCGGGCCTTATCCCAACTCTGGTGCCCGAAGCGCGGGAAGAGCCGGTACTTGCGTCACCGACTGAAGTTGCACCCGTCGTTGAAACAGCGGTCGCGAAGGCAGCGCCCATCCCCGAGGAAGGGGCGGTAATGTTCGGGGACAAGGCTATTGAATACGACCCTGAGACGGACACGTTCGTCGAACTGGCTACAGGCCGCCGTGTCAAAGAACTCGCGGACCTCGCAAAGCCCGTAAAAGGTAAGTATCGTGGTGGCCGCGTTCAGCCGTTCAAAAAGGGCGGCAAGGCAACCATCTCCGACATGGCGCGCCACTATGGCGCTAAAGGGAAGAAATAATGGCTGGTAGCGACGGGTTTGGGCTTGAGGTTTATGACGACGCGACGGGTCGGTACGTGCGCGTACCAGATCCTTCGGCAAAGCCTCTTGCGGTGCGCAAGAAAAAGGCCGCTCAGGCAAAGGAGCCTTCCGCTGGCGATTATCTGAATACGCTCGGTGACATGCTTGTCGTAAATCCGCGCAACTCGGCAGCGGCCACGCTTGGCGGTGCCGCGTACGATTATGCAGTAAAGTCCACGCCGCAGAGCGTCAGGAACGACATCGTCAGGGCGGGGCAAGATGCGTATTCATGGCTGCGCAAAGAGAACAAACCTCTCCGCGAGACGCCGATTAAGGAAAGTCTGCGGCTGCTCAAGGCTGGGTTCATCGACCCGCTGGCCGATCCGTACCGCGTTTTTAAGCAGGCGGCGACTGAACGGGCGCGCGGCAATGAAGTTGGCGGCAAGAAACTCGCCGCTATGGTTCCTCTCGCCGTGGCGGGTGTGCTCCCCCAAGGTCGTGGCGCAGGTAAACTCGCCACGAAGGCGGGCGTAGAGGCCGCTGAAACGGCGGCTACTAAAGCGGCCACGAAGGCCGTGACAAAGACCGCAGAGAAAAAGATCGTAAAGAAGGCGGCCACGAAAACCGCGACGAAGGGTGTCGAGAAGACGGCTGTTAAAAGCGCGGTGCGTGGGGCCGAAGAAGCGGGCATCCGCGACCTATCCAAGGCGGTATTTGACCCAAGCATCTACGGTTTACGTAAAAAGACCGAAGTGCCCGCATTAAAAGATTTTGTCGTTAAGACCGAACAGCGGCAACCCGCGCCAGATGGGCCTGTACTTGGCATAGACGACATTACAGGACGGCCAATTATGGTTGGTATGTCTGACCGTCTTGGGTCGGGCGAGACCATAACGCACGTCGGCAACAACGCATTAGATATTCCTGTTAACGAGTACGGGGGGCAGGATTTCGCATACCACAACCCTTACGCTTGGGCGGTATCAACACCGCAGACCGCTACCGCGATGATGAACACTGCGGCAGCCCTGAAAAAGAAGTATGGGGTCAATCCTCTTTGGGCACCATATCGCATGGGCGGAACCGGAACCGATTTCTCCAAGACTACCGGCGAACTGATGATGTCGCAAGCTAACTCGGCTCTTGGCGGCGGCGACCGTAAAAATGTCGATGCACTTATCCGCCAGTTCATTCCTGACTTTAAGGGAATTGACAATCCCGTAGGTTACGAACAGTTTGGGGCACTTGGGGGTGACGAGCGCAAAGCCTTACAAGCCGCGTTAGCCGACCGTTTTGCTGGTGAAGGTGGCCTTTCATTGCCGATCACGCGAGCGCTTATCGCGGCTCCTGACCAGCGCGCAAAGCCTAGTTTTTTCTTACAGAATGTTATGGAGATTGATCCAGACAAGGAAGTTGTGTTCGACCCCAGCGCTAACCCCACCTACGGCTATAACATACCCGGTAAAATCGTTGGCACTCTTGGGCCTGACATTAACGCTGCCGAAGTGGTCGGTCCTATGTTGGGCAAAAAGTACGCAGACCTCGGAGACCTATCTGTGTTTCGCGGCCAGAACACTCCGCTTTCTGAAGGGGAGTGGCGCAGGCAGCAAAAAGAATACGCAGCCGAAAAAGCCGCCTACGACGCTAAAGTTGCAGCAGGTATGACACCTAAAAAGCCGCCGCGTGAGCCTGTCCGCATGGGCAACACATCCAAGTTTATGCAAGCAGGAACCTTTGGCTTTTTAAACGATGACGCCGCGCAAGCCATCGCGGACAGGCTCGCAAAGCTATCCGGCGAATAGTAAGTAATAGTCCCTGAAATCATCCGCTACGTGGCTGAACGGGGTCGTTCGGATAAAGACGCGCACCTGTTCCGCAGTCATTGTGGCTTCCGGTTTATCGCTGTACTCAACCATAAGAAGCATAAGAGCTTCGGCCATGTCATCCGGCATATTTGCCCCTGCGAGGATCGGATACAGAAGTTCTGTCGTCTCTCCCGCGCTCAACGTCCGTCTCCCTTGGCTTCGGCCAGCAACGCGGCGTAGGCGATGTTATCCTCGGCGCTGTCGGCGTGGTAGTCGCTGCGCGTAAACAGGCGCACCAGCTTGACTTGCTGCATAAACATCCAGCCCTCGCTCTCGGACAGGTCGCGGCCTGTGATGGCGTTGAATGCCGTCACGATCTTGCCCATCGACCGCTCGCCCTCTGGCTCGTCGTACGTCTGCCCGCGTTCGTGCATCAGGGCTGCGGCCCGACCAAGCAGCTCGGAGGCCTTTGGTTCAGGCATCTTGGCTTGTTCATGTGAATTGAAACACTCCAGCGCCCTCGACAGTGTGTCGTGCTCGACACAGCATGTGCTGCATATAAAGCTCTTGTCGCTCATTTTCTTTTCCTTCGTTTCATTGCTTCTATTAAAACCTCTTGGACGCTGCGCTTGCTTGACAGGCGCTCCATGACGACATCGTCCACGGTGTCGCGCGCCAGTATCGGGTACACCAGCACAGGGCGGTCATGCCCCGCCTGCTTCTGCCTCATGGGGCCGATGCGTTCGATGATCTGCATGTGCTCTTCTAAGTTCCAGTTGACGCCGAAGAACGCGAGGATGTTGCCCCCGTCCGCGAGGTTGAGGCCGTGCCCCGCCGACGCAGGGTGAGCGAATAGTATCGGCACCCGTCCGGCGTTCCAGTCCCTGATCGTATCAGGGTTAGCGTCCAGCACCCGACCGTGCTTGAAACGCGCCTGTAGACGCTGAAGGTCGTGCTTGAAATTGTAGGCCACCAGCACGGGCGCGCCGTTAGCCTCCTCAATAATGCTTTCCAGCGCATCCAGCTTGGCATTATGAATAGTCTCCCACTTACCCTCGTCGTCCACGTACATCGCGCCGTTGGCGATCTGCAACAGCTTCTGCGTCCGCACGGCCGCGTTGGCCGCCTCGACCTCGTTCTCCGCGAGCTGCGCGAACAGGCTGTCCTCCATCGACTTGTACAGTTGGCGCACGGACGGGATGAAGTCGACGTACACCGGAACCACGTTCGGCTCCTCAACCGACAGCGCGCGCACGGTCAGGCAGACGTCGCGCAGCTTCTCCTCGATCTCGTGCTGCGTGTGCTCGTACGGCACGAGGCTGTAGCCGTCGTACCCCTTGCGGAACCAGCGCTGCTCGAAGGCGCTGAACGTGCGGCCCAGCCGCTCGCCCTTGTCGATGAACCATATCTGCCCCCACAGATCCTTGACGCCGTTTGGCGCAGGCGTCCCTGTGAGGCCGATGAAGCGGCTTCCCTCACCGTGGGCCACCTGACCCAGCAATCGTGCCCTAGAGCCGCCCTGACGCAGCCTGTAGGACTTTAGGCGCGTGAACTCGTCGGACACGATTGTTTTGAACGGCCACGCGCCGCCCAACTGGTCGCGCAGCCATTTAATGTTGTCGTAGTTCATGGTGTAGATGTCGGCATCGGCAGCCAGCGCACGCTCGCGCTGCTTCGGCGTGCCGGTGATGACACTGACGCGCAGGTGCGACAGGTGGCCCCACTTGCCGACCTCCTCGGGCCACGTCGACTTCGCGACGCGCAGCGGGGCCAGCACAAGCACGGGATAGATGTCATCCACGACGGACATGTTGTCCAGCGCCGTCAGCGTCGTGACGGTCTTCCCGCCGCCCATGGGCATCCACAGGGCGCAGCGCGGCACGTCATAGAGGAAGCGCATGGCGTCCACCTGATAGTCGTGCGGCTTAAATGTTCGTGTCATTACCATTTCCTCGGCGTAGGGTTCTTCTCCCACGAGTGGCGCTCAATCGCACCTAGCTGATCCCACGGCAAGCGTGGAAGCCGAGTTCCATCAACGCGAGGCAAGTAAAATGGCTGACGCAACACATCTTGTTCGTAGGCAATCTGTCCGGGTGTTTTTGTCATGGCGGTAGTTCCTTCGTTGTTGGTGAAGCCTTATTGGCACAACAACTAAGTGGTTGCAACCCCGTTTCGCACTTTTTCCACAATCTCGTCGATTTCTTCGATTGTACGCGCGATGTACACCGGCACGCCGTGCGCCCGCATGCGTAAAATCTCGCGTTCCTGTATCGTGCTGACGCGGTCGCCGAAGGCCTTGATCTCGATGAAGGCGACGTGTGGCCAGTCCCACCACACAAAGCAGTCAGGGCAGCCGTTGCGGCCTTCCCAGCGCACCTTGCGGTATTGCCCCCCGCTCTTCTGCACCTTCTGCTTGAGGTGGTCCTGTAGCTTGCCTGCGGGCGTCAATCTAATTCACTCGGCTGCAAGTCAACGGGCTTGTCGTCAAGCCAACAGTCGATGACGTAGTGTAGGTACGCGCGATCAGCATCGCACTTAGCCTTGGGCTTTCCGTCCTTGACCAGCACAGTCGCCGTGTCGGCGTTGGCGGCCCCGAAGCACCGCTCTTTGGTCAGGATCAGCTTGCGGGGCATGTCGGCGTTGAAACTGAACGATGCACCACCGTCTGGCTCCATAAATCCGTACAGAAATGTGATGTTGTAGGGGTTGTATTCGGCTGCCATAATCTCAATCCTTCTTGTAGCGGTGGGTCTCGAACCCAGCCGCAGCCAGCGGCAGGCCGACGGCCCACGACGGGTTGGTGGCCATGATCGACGCAAGCTGCGCCACACTGTATTCGGGCGTGTCCGGCGTCTCGGTAATCAGCTCGTCATGCACGCGGATGCAGACTTCGTAGCCGTGCTCCTCCGCGCCGACCATGCCGGTCATGAAGACGTCGCGGGCGACGGCCTGAACGATGTTCTCCACCAGCTTGCCGCCGTACGTCTCGATGCGCTCCCACTTCTTAGTGTACTGGTTCACGCCCTCAAACGTGACGCGCGCGTCCTCGATCTTGGCGTTGCGGTAGGACAGGTAGCGCCCGCTGGGCAGCTTGATGCGCAGCCATCCGTCCTTCATGTCGAAGTGGAGCAGGCCGCGCACGTCGAAGCTCTCGCCCTTGCCGCGCACTGCCGCGCGCGCCG